TCAGGCAGGAACGGGAAGGGCGATGTTATGGTACACGGGCCAGCTAAAGCAGAAGCGCGCGCCGCCGAGTTCGCTCTCCTCACAATGCACGGTGCCGCCCATGGCCTGGGCGATAGAGTAAACAATCGCCAGCCCCAGACCACATCCACCGGTGGCGCGATCGCGGCTGGGGTCTAAACGTACAAACGGTTCAAACACGGTTTCGCGTGCTTCCGGGGCAATTCCCGGGCCGTCATCCTCAACCGTCAGGCTGGCCTGATTGCCCTGCACATCCAGGCCAATCTGGAGCGTACTTTCGCTGTAGCGCAGGGCGTTGTTGATCAGATTGTCCAGCACGCGCTCCATCAGGCGCATATCGAGCGCGCCGTAATCACCTGGCGTGACGCGCGTACGTAGCGTGCGCTGCGGGTTCACGCTCTGGACATCATCAATGTGGGTTTGCAGCCAGTCAGGCAGGTCCGGCGTGCTGAGGTTGAGTTCGTTCTGCGGGCGGTCGAGGCGGGCGTAAGTAAGCAGCTCCTCAATCAGCGCTTCAAGCTGACCAATATCGCGGTTAAGCGCCTGAGACTCTGATTCCGTCAGATTCTCGCTCATCTCCAGACGGTAGCGCAGGCGAACCAGCGGCGTACGCAGCTCGTGCGCAATCCCGTCAATCAGTTGCTTCTTGCTGGCGATAAGGGCATTGATATTATCGGCCATCTGGTTAAAGGCCACGCCCAGACGTTCAAAACTGGAACCGCTGTCGAAGTGGATACGCTCGGTAAAATGCCCCTCGCCAAAACGCTGCGCGGCGGATTCGAGTTTCAGCATGTCCTGCCAGTGCGGGCGCATCCAGATAAAGACCGGAAAGGCCAGTGAAATGGCGATAAAGGCCATCAGCGCCATGTCCAGCAGACGCATCTGGTGCAGATAATAGAGATAGGGCACCGGCCCGACGGCCAGCACGTAGTGGCTGCGAGGAATACGCTGGATAAAGGTATATTTCTCATCCAGCGCGACGATGTCGCCCTCGCGCAGACGCTGCATGGCGGGCGGATCGAGTTCGAAATCTTTCAACGGCTCGATGCGTAAATCGAACGACAGATTCAGATCCAGCTCTTTCAGGGTTTTCGCCCAGTCGTGTGGCGGGATCTCTCTCAGCTCGCTGCGCATCAGATAGAGCGAGCTTTTCATCAGGTCATCCAGCGACTGTCTGCCCGCACGTTCGGCGGTAAACTTATACACCAGTCCGACCAGCATAGTCATCACGAGGAAGCAGACAAACAGTAAAAGATAAAACTGCACAAACAGCTTTTTCATTAAATATCACCGGGAAATCAAGCAATTAACTACTTTGTTTTTACTTTCAGGGGCACTATGGGGGCATTTGCATATCCGCCAAAGCGCTGATTCAAAAATGATACCTGATCGCTATCGAGAGCATTTATCCACGCAGAGTATACATGGAAGACCATCTCTGCATTCTCATGGCCCATCTGATTCGCTATAAAAGCAGGATTAGCACCTGCCGACAACATCCAGCATGCGTATGTGTGGCGCAGTTGATAGGGGCGCCTGCGGCGAATACCCGAGCGTCTTACTGTAATATCCCATAATGACACAATTGAGCTGACTGAATAGTATGCAGCTTGCTTGCTTTTCTGAGGCCGAGGCATAAACACAAAGTGCAGCTTCTGCGTTTCCGTTTTACCGAACTCCCGGTGGTGGAAAGTAATTGGTACCTTAGGAGCACTCCCCGTAAGTTCTTTTTGAGCTCGCAAAGCCTCGAGAGCAGGCTCCAGTAATTTTATCGTCCGATATCCAGCTTCGGTTTTGGGTGGTCCAAATAATCCTTCCTGCATTAGATTGCGCGCAATGTTTGCTTCGCCGGAATTAAGATCGATATCTTCCCAGGCAAGAGCGCAAAGCTCCCCGGGCCGAACGCCGGTGTAGGCAAAAAATTGCCACATGTTTTTCTGCTGAGCCGGAGCAGTATTTTTCAACTGCTCAAACTCATGTCTCAGAAGCGGATCTGGTTTAGTTTGCCCTTTACGAAGCCTTTTTATCCCGACATATGGTTGATATGAAATAACTTTATTTTTAACCGCATAGTCGAGTATTTGTCGAAGAATGGCCAGATAATAATCTACTGTTCTAACGGCGCGGCCGTTTTTATTTCTCCTCTTTTCTGGGGCGTAGTTTGTCTCGCCAGTCAGTAATTCCTTTCTCCAGCCCAGAATGTCGCTGTTGGTGATAGATGAAACCAGCGTTTCAGGGCCGATTAGTTTTGTTAACGTTCTTACAGCTATCCCATAGCTTCTGGTGGCATTGGGTGAGAGATCGACTTTATGGTTTTCATACCAAGTAGATGCAAGTTCGGCGAACGTCGTAATATTTTTAGATGCATAAAACTTTGTTGCTACCTTTGACTCCGGAAACACGCCCCGGTAGTCAAAAGTGCCCAATTGAATCTCGCTTACAATTTTAGCCCTCAGATTCCCAGCTTTTTTGATATTCGAAGCATTTACGATCCATCCTTTCAATGTTTCTCTACATCTAATACCCTGAAACTTGAAGCTTATCCGTATTTTATTGTTGTGGATCTCAACACCCGTTGGCATTGCAGCCATTATGCCTCCTTCACAAACCTGTTAATGTTTGGGATGTTGTACCAGACAAGTCCTCGCTCTTCGGAACTACTTCCATCTAATGGGATTCTCTTAAAATGAACACCTTCTACCCATAAAGTTTGGCGATAACTTTTAATCTGACGATCGGTAAGGCCTGTCTTCTCTTTTAGTTTTGAAGCAACGCCCCATTCAGAATCGTAAATTACCTGTGCCATAGTCCACCTCAGGTAACCGGCACGAGTATAGAAGTGCCGGGGTTATGACGTTGATAAATCGTTATCAGGCAATCTGCCCGGGAAGGGCACGCAAGCGGCGCATGCCTGTCATGGCCGTGGCTACATAGCTCGTCTTGCGGTTTACCACCTCCACCCAGACCTTCACACCTTCAACCTTCACCGTATAAGTCTCTTTCATCTTGCTGCGCCCATAGTCGCCATATCGTTGCTGGTGGGTTGCCAGCGCGATGTCGCATGCCTGACGCGCTAACGGGGATTGCTGGCTACCTCGGTTAATCAGTCGCATGACCATCTCCTTCGATACGCTTAAACTCGATCACCCATACCCATGGGTTAGCCTGCCAGCTGTCAGAACCGTAGATAGAACGCCATAACGCTGCGTAAGCCTCTTTTACGTCACGGGCCGAGGAGCCAGAAATTCCCTCGGAACGTGCGTCTTTCTCACTGATATCGTTCAGCTGCTCGACCCGTACATCGGTGATCTCCAGTAAAAGCCGACTGGCCCAGCGCGGCATGTGGATGCTGGGTGTCCAGCGGACATCCTCAGCCGGCGGAACGTTCTCGTAATGAGCTGGAACATGCGCAGGGTAATTCGCGCGATAAAGTTTTAGATCCGGCGCGCTGGCTCCAGCCTCTGCCCACGTTTCCCGCACCCAGATGCGGTCGCCGACGTCGCCGAACGGGCACGCGTCGCCGACCAGCCCGCCCCAGCCGCCTTTGCCGTTCTGCATTTCTTCTTCAACATGAAGCATTGTTTTGAAAACGTTGCTGGGCCACCAGTGGCCGCCGCGTGGTGCCGGGCAAGGATCGGGTTGAGGCTTCATAACACGGCGCGTCTGTGTCTTCTTGCCGTCGAGGATGGCACGCACCATCTCACCGTTAAAAATCATTCCGCGTTCGATAATTTTCGTCATGTCGTTGCCGGGAGGGCGAACCCTCCCGCCTCCCTTAGGCCACGTATTCCGGTTTCATATCCGCCAGGTTGGTGAGATACCCCTGATACAATTCATCGCCAAGGCGAGGCTTCAGGAACTCCAGTTTCTTCTCTACGTCTGCAAACGCAGATTTAGCTTCTTCGCTTCCTGGTTTTGGCAGCCCATTAATGAGATCCGCAATTTTGTTGTTGGCGTTGATTTGGTGGAAACGACCGAGAGCTTTATTTTTAAGCTCTGTATGAAGATTTGCGCCCAGTTCATTTTTTAACGCGTCAATCCTGGAGCCTATCTCCTTGGCCTCATTTGCAACTTCTGCAGATGAGATCTGCTGGCGGAATTCTTCGGCAATGATTTCGGCATCAAAACTTCCTTCCTGATCGGAATACCCTCTATCAGCCTGCTCGATCAATGGTGAGCCAGAAGCTGGTGGCGTAATGTCTTTCTCCTTCTGCCAGACCATTTCCGTTCCACGCTCGAGCATCTCCATAATTTCCGAGTTATTTGGCAGACGGCGGCAGAGACGGTGCGCAGCAGATTTGCGCGCCATTGATTCATACCAGTCAACCCACGGACCCTTATCGCTGTTTTTGCTGGCGGCGCGAACTTTTGCAATGTCGTCAAGGTTCAGCCATTCGAACTGAAATTCCCCTGTTTTCATTCGGGCATATGCGACAGCCCCGATCATCTCGCCCCGGGCCCCCAATGTTGGTTCGTAGTGGATATGTTCTCCACTGTCATCAAGCCAGACGCGAAATTTATCGTTCTCGTAAACTGCACGAGCTGCAATAATCGATATTTCACCCGACTGACGAGCACGTTTTAAAACGCCATCAATCATCGGCATATATTGTGCGATTAATTTCCAGTTGCCGTCTGCCTGTTTTTTCTTGTAGACCACCATCGCCGCTTCGCGGTTATCCGGAATAAGCCCGTCTTTAGCACATGCAGTCAGAGCATTGATAACGGACTGACGATCGGCGTTATACAGATCAATATTTGCAGCCAGAGCTACTGCTGCGGCGTTAGTGAATCGGTCGAAGCTGACATGTGCAGGCAGCAATGACTGAACCGGAACAAGTTCGCGATCAAGGTTTGCTTTTATATCAATGAGCATATTAGACATATTGTTTCTCCTTATTCCGCATCCAGTGCTTCAAGACGACGAGTGTCATAATCATTCAGATCGTCGGTGTAGGCTTCAGTGATTGGTGCAGGCCAGTAGCCTGTTTCCATGGCTTCTTCAATCTGGCGCAGTGCCCGGCGGTATTCTTTGCGACCCAGTTCCAACAGCATGGGGGAAGCATCCACCACAGCCACCCAATGGTAACCGGGGTCTTTGTTCACGAAGATCCAGGTGAATTTATCCAGCCCTGCAACATCGCAATACATCGCTGCGCTTAGGTGGTAATCGCGGTCGATAATTTCACGATGAAGCCGGTCTTTCAGTTTGTCCTGGCGTACATACCCAAGACTTACCGTTTTCAGGTCAGCGCAGATGCTTTCGTAAGGGAGGCGGATCTCTATGTCAGGACGTACGCGCACCTCAAGCCCGGTCTCTTCATCGAACCCGAAATAACTGACCTCCGACTGTCTGGCTGGATGGTTTAACAGGCGGCTGGCATCCTTATAGGCCTGAAGAGCATCATTGATATTTTTTATCAGCTCGTACATCTCAACGCTTATAGTCTCTTTACCTGCATTTGCCGCTTCCTGCTGTTCATGCCAGTCGTCGGCAAAGACTACGTCAGGGCGGATCGTGCGAACGATTTCGGCCAGTTGCTCTTTAGTGCCGCTGACGTTGTAAGGGATAAACTTAGCACGCTCCTGTTCAGCGAACTCAGGTGCTACAGTTGCTATCTGATCCAGCAACTGATCACGAGTGCCGCTGGTTTTAAGCATCGGTTTCAGGCTGGCATTGTATTCTTTGATACATGCTTTCATTGCTGTAGCGGTTGGTTTTGTTTCCGCAGGTATCCGCTGAAATTCTTCCGGAAGAGACATGTATAAATTAGCGGTCTCCTCGGCACCTGCACTCAGAGAAAGCGGAGGCGTGAGGTTGCCGTTGTATTCTTCAATCCATGCCTTAAGTTCATCCGGGCTCATTAAAGCAGGCAGAGTTGCGTTGTATTCTTTGATGATCGCAACCATCTCTCCTGTCGTGGATACCACGCCTTCCGGCATTTTTTCTGGCAGAGCGTAGTTATCAGAAAATTTTTCTGGTTCCAGCACAAAACTGTGTGTGGCGCGACCAAAAATGAAAGCCGGGTTATCCTGCTGGGAAATGGTTTTGGCAACGTGGCGAACATTGAAGTACATCAGGCTGACGCGAGCATCTTTAATCTGCGTGCTGCTGAGCCCGTTCGCTGCGTGGTAAACGTCATTCGGCACCCCTTCATAGCGACCGGGTTCGAAATAAGTCGGCCATGTCTGCTCTGGTTCGTCCAGACTCTGTTCTGGCGCGATTTGATGTTCTTCCTGCTCGGTATGGCTTACTGAATCGCTGTTTTGGTTGTCAGATCCAGTATTCTGGTTTACATCGGACAGATCTTGATTTGCCAGGCTTGGCGCAGCAGATGCCAGAATCTCAGCGACAGATTTCTCTACGGTAATTGTTTCTTCACCAGCGCAAGCACGGCTTTCGCCTGACTGCATCGCGTTTTCGCTTTGAGACAATGCATCACCAGCCGGTTCTTCATTGTCATTATTGTTTTGAACCTGCACATAGCTGGTGGTCTCCACTTCCGTTTTTTCGCCTGCATTTGAGGCGGTTTTTACCCATTTCGAATCATCAGGGTCGCTGATGCCTGGAACAAATTCACCGCGCCCGGCAGCAAGCTGATGATCAACTTCTTCAGTAGATGGCTGTTGCTCTTCATTGGTACCTGCCATAGGCATAGGCAAAGAAGAACGACCACAGGCGATATCAACCACCAGTTCGTCAGGGTGGGCGTGATCAGTTTCGGTCATGACGCGGTTGAGGTGCTCGCAGTGTTTGCCGTGATCTCTCCAGAGCCCCTTTGGTGTGGTTTTGACAGTTGCGACATTGCAGGCGCGGGAGTAGTCCATGCCGCCAGGCATATCGTCGAAAATCTTGCAGGTGGCAAGGTACTCATCGAGAACATCACCGTCCCCGGGCCAGTTGAGGTTCATGATGGCGTTAGCTTTCGCGTCAACTTCAAGTGACGGTGCATAAATATCGAATTCATATTCGCGGGCAAGCAGACCTAGAGCGATTTCGTAATCACGGCCAGTTTTTGTCAACGGAGTGAGTCGGTCAGACGTAATGCCACCGCCAGCATTCGCACCGGAAGGGGTTCGGTTGATTTCGCTAACGCGATTTCCTTTCGCCCACTCTTTCACCAGCAGTCCACGGTCTAAATGTGACGTTTCTGCCCATACCTGCGTGAACTTCAACACCAGTGAAAGTTCGTGACGTTTTTCCATATCGAAAACGTCTCGTACCGCTTTGGTGTATTTCCATAAAAACGGTATATCCAGTTTATGGATTTTATCCACGCTGGTGGCAGCGAGCAGCAGGTTCTGGACATATCCATTATCGGTGTCCATCTCCAGTCGGGCGATTTCGTGATATTCACCCTGAGTAAGGTGATAGCGATGTGCGTCAGACGTAAGCTGTGACAGCAGCTGCTTGCGGAACGACATTTTCACGATTGGATACTGCGTGTTTTCGTCGTCTCCGGCGCCGATCTTCAGCTCCGTGTTGGTTGATGGTACCGAGCCAGCATCATTCAGAGCCTGTTCATCGACGATCTCTCCAGTGGAAGTATCCACGCCATCGACGATAGTGTTTCCACTCTGATCTGATGTATTTGATGCAGGATGTGAAGGCAGGGAAACGCCGGGGATTTGCTCCCATGTCATCCCATCTTCACCCAGGTGGTAATAATCACAAAAGGTAAAACTTATTTCGCCTTCAGGTGGCAGTTCGTTTACAACCGGGAAATTAGTTGCAACCGATTTGAAATAGTCTTTAAATTTGCGCCCTGATTTAAGGAGCAAATAATCCAGCGTAGCACTAACAGCGTCAAAATCATCACTGCACCACAATACTGCGTCAGGCTGGCCAGATGACTTTTTTGCCCGGCGGACGAGAAAAACTGGTTTTATATCATTCATGACACTTTGTCCTCTTATCGTGTAGACTGGAGGTGCCTGAAAGACACCTCATATTTACCTGGGGAATGTCCGGTTCGCTTTGGTCGGTGAGACCGGACGGGCAGGCCCGCTTCGGTGGGCCTTTTTTAATGCACAGTGATAAATGCGCGTTCCATAAACGTGCGCTTATGCTGGCGGTAATTGCCGTGGCCACTCTTGTCACCGTCGTTAATTTTCACCGCCAACAGGCCGATGGCCTCGACAGCACAGTGAGGGCAGTCGAAGGAGTCCAGAACGTAACCACCATCAAGCACAACGGTAATTTCACCGTTTTCAGCGGTATGAATCAGGCCAGATACTTTCTTGTCGCAGTTGAACAAAGCGATGTTTTTATTAATCGCTTTCAGATTTAATTCGACTTTTACGATTTCCATAAAATGTTCCTTTTGGTTTATTTAGGGTGTAAGAATCCACGCCAAATTAATGGCGAATTTTTCAAGTCATATTTCGGTGGTGCTAATTAACCTTCGTGCGCCATTTGGTCATGTGACGCGCATTTATTCGAGCAGTATTCTTTCTCTTTGCGCGCAAGCTGTGAGCCGTTGCGGTAGATAAGTGTGCTCTTTACTTCTTTTCCATACTCAATCGGTTTGCGGCAATATCCGCATTGTTTTTCCATTTAGCCTCCTTACAGGCTTGCTGGCACCTCGTCGTTACGAATAATTCCCTCAACAGGCCAGCACTCACCATTTACTTTTTGCTCAACAGCAGCTGCCTGGCATTGTTGCTGGTTATCATAGATATCGATAACGACATCCTGCGATTCACCATTGATGGAAATCACTGTCAGCACCAGGGCGAATAACGTATTCATTACGGAGTACCTTTTTGGGCCAGTAAATAACAAAGCTGACGGATTCTGGCTGTAATCCAGTTCAGTCGAACAGCCTGCTGCCGTGCTGGTTCGCGTGCGTAATCAATCATCTCATCCTCGTTTGCCTTGTCGCCGGCCAGCGGAACGTTTATCACCTGACAACGATGCGCTTGTTGTCGATGTGAATAACGTTACAAGGTAAATTTGCCTTTTACAAGAAAAAATACAAGAAAAAGTTGTTATTGAGGGCATGAAAAAGCAGCTATCTGGGGTGGATAGCTGCTAATTATATGAATTTATTCGTTTATATTTTTGATTATGCTGAGAACGTCATCCTTTAGGAGATCGAGTTCTTTTAATGTGGCTTTTGCATGGACTATAAGCCTGTTCTTCTCGGCTTCTGGCATCTGGTTGAAGAGAGCTAAAAGGGCTTTCTCTTTGTCATCTAGCTCGTTCCGGCTTGGTGCTACAGGTTCTGCCTGTAAAAAATCATTCTCACCATCTTCGTCTGGCGGCATGAAAAACCAATGCTCAGGTTTACCAGTCACAGCTGCGAGTCTTTTAAGGCGCTCACCACGAGGAGTTGTCTCACCTTTAGCCCATTGTTGAACAGCCTGAGGAGAAACAGTAACTCTCCTGGCAATCTCAGATAGGTTCCAGCCAGTTTGATCCTGGATGAGCTGAAGCCTGCGGACAAAGTTTTCATGCTGTTCTGTTTTCATAATCATCATTTTACAAGCCTCGCTTGTAGAAGACATTGCAAGATTGACACAAGAAAAACTTGTTAAAGGTGATTCAGTGGTGTAATGTTTTCTTGTATTCCCAAGGAGGCTCTATGAGTTCGAATCTTAAAACCATTATCTGCTCAATCATGAGCCAGACCGAGCTGGCTAAACGACTCGGAACAACCCCGCAAACAGTTAGCCTTTGGCTGAATAGCGAGACTCCTGCACATCGAGTAATTCCAGTATGTGAGGCTCTCGGATGGAAGGTCACCCCACATCAAATGCGCGGTGATATCTACCCAAACCCTACAGATGGCCTTCCACAGCAGGAGTCCTGACCATGCATGCCATTTCATATCAACAAAATACCGGAATAACTCCGGCGGCGATGATAAATCGCAATCAGCCAAGCGCGGCAGATAAGCATGAACAGATCCGCGATGCAGTTCGTGCCTGGGCTGCGTCACTGGATAACCAGGATGTCGTTGCCGGGATCATCGTTGAGGAGTGGGAACGGCAGGGCGGCGCCGGGCTGGATTTTCCAGAAGACCTGAGCCGCAAGCGGCAGAAACTCTTCCGTTGGCTGGATGGTGATACCAGTTACGCACGCGACAACATACGACGGTTAACGCCGGCGATCCTGGCTGTTTTGCCACTGGAATTTCGAGGGCGGCTTATCGGGCAGGATTGTTTTATGACGCGCTACGCAGCGATGGAGAAGGAAATCAGCGAAGCAAAACGCGCGGTGATTCTAAGGGCGCCACAACACCAGCTGGTGAAAGAGGTGAGAGAGGGAATTGAGCATTTGCTGGCGCTTCTGCCAGGGGAGGCTGTAGTTCAGGTTCTGAGTGGTCTCGCGGTCATGAGCCCGGGCGTAATGTGAGGTGCGAAGTGAATCATGTCAATTTAAAGGTGAAAGCCGCGGTGCGCGAACACCAACGGCTTTCGGGTGCAAAAACGCGACGTAATTGCGGAGAACAGTATGTCAAACACCGCTGAAATATACAAATTCCCCACGCAAGAGGGGAAGCAGGAGAGTCGCATGGCTGAGCTGGAGAACGGCTATTTGCGTTTAGCCAACCAGATCCAGGATGCCCTGTGTATCGTCGAGCTATCAGGCCGCGAATTTCGCGTTCTGAACGCTATCGTCCGTCTGACCTATGGCTGGTCCAAAAAGTCGGACAGGATCGCCAACAGCCTCATTGCGGATAAAACAACGCTGAAGGTGAAGCACGTTTCAGAAGCGGTACTGAGCCTCGCTTATCGGAACATCATCATCCTGCGGCGCATTGGGCAAACCAGATACATTGGGATTAATACCAACCTGGATAAGTGGGCCTACACAAAGCCAAATTGCACAAGATGCCCAGCGGCTTTCCCGGCTGCTGAAGTTGTCACATGGCTTATTTCAATCCCTGAAGCCAGTCATTACCACCCCCACAAACAGGGTTGGTTATCCCTGAAAACAGGGATGGTTATCCCTGAAAACGGGGATGGTGAAAATAACCGTCAAACCATCCCTGAAAACGGGGATGGTTATCCCCGAAAACAGGGAAAGGGATCCCCGAAAACAGGGAACACCAAAGACATTCTTCCAAAGACAAATATAAATACAGATCTAACCCCCTCTAATCCCCCAAGGGGGAAGGTTAAGTTTGACCCGCTTAGTGTGCCGATCCCTGAATGGCTGGATGCAACCTCTTGGGAGGAATGGGTCACATACCGTCGCCAGGCTGGTAAGCCCATTAAAACCGAGATGACAGTGACCAAGGCTTTCAACCTGCTGAAAGAGTGTCTGGATGAAGGCCACGATCCGGTAACCGTTATAAACGCGAGCATTGCCAATGGTTATCAGGGCCTGTTCAAACCGAAATTCGCCTTTCGCGACAGCAAGGCTGGCCGTGATGTGAACCAGATATCCAAGCCTGACAGCAATATTCCACCGGGTTTCAGGGGGCATCAATGAAAAACGTAATTGGTACTGGCAGCGCACTCGAGCGCCTGAAGAAAATCATCCCGGCCAGCGTTCAGCCAAAATTCACCAGCGTTGAAGAGTGGCAGTCGTGGCAGGAAACCGAAGGTCGTAAGCAGTCCTGCGAAATCGACAAGATGAACCAGCGCGCCCGCTCCGAAAAGATTTTTGGTCGTGCCGGCATTCAGGCACTGCATCGCAGTTGCTCGTTCGGGAATTACGAGGTGAATGGGCCGGAGCAGCGCCAGGCATACAGCATGGCAAAAAGCTACGCGCAGAACTTCGGCGGCGGCAGCTTCGCAAGCTTTGTATTCAGTGGAGCGCCAGGTACCGGTAAGAACCACCTTGCCGCAGCAATTGGCAATCACCTACTGAGCGCTGGCCACTCGGTTCTGGTGGTGACCATCCCTGACCTGATGCTCCGTGTTCGTGAATGTTACGACAACGGACAGTCTGAATCGTCACTGCTAAACGACCTGTGCAATGTTGATCTCCTGGTGCTGGATGAGGTCGGTATTCAGCGAGGCTCCAGCGGCGAGAAGGTCATCATCAATCAGGTCATTGACCGCAGACTCTCCTCGATGCGTCCGGTTGGCATTCTTACCAACCTGAATCACGGCGAACTGGTGAACACACTGGGCGCGCGGGTTATGGACCGTCTTCAGATGGATGGCGGTATCTGGGTGAACTTTGCCTGGGGAAGTTATCGCAAAAATGTGACCCATTTGCGGGTTGTTAAGTAATCAAATCGAGTATTGACCAATGACCAAAACATTAACTCAAAAAGAGTAGGTAGCGGTATTCGTGCCCTACCAACCGAACTGTGCCGTAAACGATGTTTCCGAAGCGCTGGCTTGGCTGGCACCACAGCCTGCAGGTTGCAGCGCGAGCTCAGTGACGAAGGAGTAATCATTCGTTCACGTGACAGCGTTCAGTACACATACAGGGCGGTACCACACGCGGATATTCCAGACGTTATTCTCCCGTGCATGGTGGAAAAAATCGATCCAGTTAGGATGCAGGCTGCTGAGGAGAAAGCGAAGGCACTTGAGAAAAGGGGCTGTCGCAAAGAGCTACTGCGATGTATTAAGAAATGTTTGGCAAAGCTGGTAGTGCTGTTGAGATTGCCCGTATCGCCAAGCGTAGAAAAGACTGTCTACGTAGGCAGTGAGAAGATGAAGATGTCTTGCGGTTAAATTCAAAAGGAGTGTTACACAAGCGCTTTGCGGTCATAGGATGCTATGATTGGGTTATAGTAACAAGGTGGAAGTAGCAGCAAAATGACGATTTATGTACTAACGGATGAGCAAAAAAATACACTCCGCGCGGCTTCAGAGAAAGCCGAAGAGCTTGGAGGCGTGGAGAATTTTATGCGAGGTATTGTCGCTCGCAATAATTTCAATGGACTGGCAACTCCGACAGTTGTGCTAGCATTGCTTGATGAACTTGAAACTCAAAAAAAATTGATCCTTGAGCTGTCCGGACAGCCCGTTGACAGTACAAAGGGGAATTGATTTATCATTTTCCTCACTTCATTACATGCTCAAAACTGCAACGCCTATGAGAGCCAGGTTCTGGTGATACGCTGTAAATGGTTTGTCTAACTTGTAGGCGCGTTGATGCACTGCAGAATATTACAGATGTAATCCTCCTCATTCATGGTGCCCAGTCAGGATAGGGATTGTCGGGCAGAAAGCGAAGGTACTTTAGGAAAGGGGCCTGTGGCGAAGCGTTGCTGCTGTCTATTCATAAATGTTTGGCATTGCTGGCACTGCGATTGAAGTTGCTGGAATTGATAAGCTGTGAAAACAATGTTTTCGTTTGAACAGAGGAATGATAAAAATAAAATAATTTCAAATGGAATAGTTTCTTGACTATACTACTGCGCAGTTCACTTTGCTTTGCCTGAGAAAGAAATGCGCTATTATTAGTAGTACCGAAAGCATAAAATGCAATATAAAATCAATAGTAACACTGATACAAAGTGGTTTTTAGATAGCTATATAATTACCATTGGTATTGTTCAAATATTATATTGTTATCTGCAGAGGACTAAAAATGAAAATTTTGAAAATAATAATTGTATTAATGCTGGTTGTTTTTATTATGATTACAATTAAAAATAAAACATCAGCCAACCCGAGAATTTGCGCGAGTGTAACAGACGAAATGGTCAAAGAGGATATTCGAGAAAATTTCTTGGCAGGTATCCAAAACTCGCCATTTGAACTTGAGGCTTTAGGTTCGACTAATCCAAAGATTAAATGGGGTGAGGTTGGCCGAACTCAAGACATAACAAACAAAACTCTTACAGTGCCTTTTCTAGCTAAAGGGGTTAAAGGTAATTTAAATATGATAGGTATTTATACCTGTAGTGATGGACGTATTGAATACTCTGTTGATAAATGAGAAACAGGCCGGTTTTACCGGCCTGTTCATTTATCGTTTTCCAGAGCCACTGATCGGGATTTGGCCCGGCATGGCGATAGTATATGGTTTTCCTGAGAATTGACTACCTAAGAATGTTAATGATTCTGCGATAGGCCCTCTGAAATTGCCTAAGTTAAAATCAAAGACGTCGTCATAGGCTCGAATCACGCCATTATAAGACCAGGTTCCATTTGTTTTAATATCAAGATTACCTTCTGTACGTAGAGTTATGTTACCAAGATAAGCAGCTGGAACGATGCCGTCAATTGATGTGTCACGCGTGAATTTTACTGAAACAGGAACAGTACCAGTTACACCGCTGCTAACAATTTTCATAAGCTCAGGGATCTCTTGTGGGGTAACTTTTAATCCTACATCTGGAAGATTAACATACCGCGGTTCACCATTCCCCCACAAAAAATGCCCAAATGCAGCAGCAGGTGTCACCACATTACCACTCATTTGCTTAATACTCATAGATTTATAGTTATATTTCGCAGGCGGAGGACTTACCTTCGTCATTTCACTATGATATGCTTCCCAAACATTTAATTTTGGATTCTTGCATAGATTTGTATCCGCATTTAAGTAATAGCCGATATTTCGGGTTACAACCTGAATGGTTAAGGGATCCGATGCGCCATGTTTTTTTACATAATCAGCCAGCCAGGCCATTGCACTTTGACACATCTTAGGAGATTGATAATAAGGTAAAGTGACCATGAGAAAAATCTGGCCGGCATTTGGTGAACTATTAGGCATGGATGGATCAGATAAACCGCCACCATAGCCCGGTGGTTGATATCCACTTGGAGCACCAATAACAGTCATTGTATCAGACATATAAATACCTCTTTGACGTTAAATAAATTATCAATACTGTGTTTATGTACAGTGGTTTGTGAATTTACACCTCGTTCATATACTTGTCAAACCAAGCGAGTGAATAATATAAGAAACTACCAAAACTAGTGGCGATGATTTTTATATTCACATAAGACAACATGTACATTTATTTAGACTAACTGACTATTCCTCTTGTTGTGCTGGCATTGGTTGATGGTCTCTGCCCCGAAAGAATTGGAGCTCTTAACGAATAGGACGGTTTGAAATCATTTTGATAGGAGGATTAATTGCTCTTTATCTTCAATATCAACGCAACCGTGGTTTTGCGACCAGAAGAAGGACATTGCCGGAAATGGTTCGGCCTGCAGCGGTCGCGCAGATCTCTGCGCTTGCGAAAGGGGGGGGTAAGCGCAAATGTGCGGGTTGATGACTACTTCAGAGAATGGTTGCTTTTAAAATCCTTATTTATCAATTTGATATGATTGATTCTTATTTGTGCTTATGACAAAAAATTAACAATTCGTGCTCTCAAGCCATTGATCATTTTTCCTTACGGGTATACTGTATAAATACACAGTAAATGCAATGAAGGCTACTATGAAAGTTGAATTAACCATTGATCGCACTAAGAAACTTCCAGATGGAGCTGTGCCGGCGCTTGAGAATGAATTGCTGAAACGACTACATAGCCGGTTTGATAATTGCAGCCTGGCTATCCGACGCGCAGGTACTGATGGGTTAAGTGTTTATGGCGGTGAGAAGGACGCAAAGAAGACGATAGAAGAAATTCTTCAGGATACCTGGGAAAGCGCAGACGACTGGTTCTTTTAACGTTTTGTTCAGGTGTGGCGCGCATTTTCAGAATACCGCAATTTGCGAATCCCTTTGATGCTGCTGCCGACAATTTCTAATCGCGTCTGTATGTCGCTCAGGGGGATTACGTGGGAGTTGTAGCTCAGTCAGATCTACGGGTGACCATAACCGATGGGAAAGGAAAGGAGTTGTTGTCGTTCAGGATGGGCTCAGAGGAACGCTATATAATCTCTACCAAAAATAGCTCCTTAACCCATAGGAAATTAAGCAGGGAAGATCGTTACTGGTCGAAGGAAACCATAATGGAAGTAGTAAGGGAAATGGCTTCTAAAAATTGACTTGTCACTACGTACGAAATCATAATTCTTGAGCTGGCCTGAACAACCAGCAACCTGACATCAATGCGCCACGGAGTGAACACCATGGCGCAGTTACAACTCATTAAACAGTCCTCAGGGATCCTGATCCCGGCTACGCCGGAGACCAGCGATTTGCTGCAATCAAAAATAAAGCTCGGCGCCGTGTTGGTGGCCGACTTCAAACAGGTACGCAATCCAGCGTTTCACCGCCGCTTCTTCGCTCTGCTGAATCTGGGCTTCGAATACTGGGAGCCGACCGGCGGCGCGATCTCCTCCAACGAACGCAAGCTGGTTACCGGCTACGCTAAATTCCTGGCCTCCTATGGCGGCAACGAAGGCGCACTACTTGATGCCGCTGAGCACTATCTTGAGCAGGTAGCGAGCCGCCGCGTCACTAACGGGATCAGCCTCTGTAAATCTTTCGATGCATACCGCGCCTGGGTGACTATTCAGGCCGGGCATTATGACTCTATCAAACTTCCGGATGGCACACTTCAGAAGCACCCACGCAGTATTTCATTCGCCAACATGGACGAAATTGAGTTCCAGCAGCTGTACAAGGCCGCGCTTGATGTCCTCTGGCGCTGGATATTATCCAAAGCATTCAGGGACCAGCGCGAGGCGGAGAATGCCGCTGCGCAACTCTTGAGCTTTGCGGGGTGACGGGAATGAAGAAGACCTGGTTCCATCATACCGATTGCACAACCCAGCAGGCCGAAGAACTCATTGCGGAATACCAGCGCCGCGGCGTGAAGGTAGAGCGCAACCTGAACTCAGATTATCTCACCTGGACCGTCAGCGCCCGGCTGCCTGAAGGCAATAAACCACCGCGTATAAATCGCCGGTGGCAAAACCGGATATGGGGGTGAGCGTGGCTATTTATCGCAGCAAAAAATGGCTCGCCGCCGTCGGGCAGATCGAGCGTTGTGTTCTTTGTGGAGCATGGGGGACGCAGGTGGCACACCGAAACGAAGGGAAAGGCATGGGATTAAAAACCGATGACTGTGCGACAGCTGCGCTCTGCGTTTGCTGTCATGACAGCATTGATAACGGGAATAAGCTGAGCAGAGATGAGCGTCGGCAGCTTATGGACCGCGCGATTGTTCTGACAGTGATTGAAGTTGCCCGCCGCGGGCTGGTGGTGCCCGCATGAAAATTTACGAAATTACGCCGATTGGCAAACCACGAATGACTCAGCGTGATCGATGGCATAAACGGCCAGCAACAGCAGCTTACTGGGCATACAAAGAACAGGTACGGTTGCTGGGCATCTGCCTGCCTGAATCTGGATATCACGTCACGTTCGTTATCCCCATGCCAAAGAGTTGGAGTAAGACGAAGCGAGCGCAATATGTTGGCCGGCCTCATCAACAAAAGCCGGACAAAGACAACCTTGAAAAAGCTTTGCTGGATGCAGTGTTTGACGAGGATAGCCATGTCTGGGACGGACGGGTTACCAAAATCTGGGGAGAAACAGGGCAAATCATTATCGAGGAGGCCAGATGAAGCCAGAAAAGCTTGAGGTACTCCGGGCGCGCTGGCAGCGCCTTCGCATTTACCGCTACCGGGGATCGGTGCTGGTGGATTACCGCATTCTTCGTAATTTTGTTCGTATCTATCATTCAGCAGGAGCCGCACAATGAACAGTCAGCAACTGGAATACGTACGTCAGCAGCTCATTGTGGCGACATCAGATCTGAGCGGGGCGACGAAAGGGCAACTGGTAGCTTTCGCCGAGAACGCGCAATTCACCGCGACGGCGCGAAGCCGGGGACGGAAGAAAATTACCGACCCGGTTACCGGCCGAAAAGTTAACCCCGACGGCCCGGCGATGAGCGGCAGCCAGTCCCGCGTCAAAGGCTCATCAATCGCGCTGGTGGGGCCGGTTGAGTTCGTGACCGCATCGTGGCGCCGCGCTGTGCTGTCACTGGAAGATCACCAGAAAGCGTGGCTGCTGTGGAACTACAGCGAGAACACCTGCTTTGAGTACCAGGTGGTGATCACTCAGTGGGCTTGGGCAGAGTTCCGGGAACAGCTCGGCGCGAAGAAGGTGGCGGGCAAAACGATGGAGCGCCTGAAGAAACTTATCTGGCTGGCGGCGCAGGATGTGAAGGCTGAACTGGCAGGGCGGGGGACGTACGAATACCAGAAACTGGCGGAGTTGGTGGGCGTGACCGCAAAGAACTGGTCAGAGACCTTTACAGACCGCTGGGTTGAGATGCGCCGCATTTTTCTGCGCTTGGACAGCGGAGCTTTATTGCAGGTAACGCGATCACGTTCACAACAAAAGGCGACAAATTTAGATAGAAGTCTTGCAAAACTGGATTGAAACGCATATATTTTATGTAAATCTGATATTGTGCCAGATTTACATTAACCCGCCGATGAGCGGGTTTTTGCTTTAAATATCTCGGCAGAAATTATCGCCAATTTTGATTGTGTGATCTTCGATGTTCCTATCGAATACCACAGCGCTGGATTTATATTCCGGAAAATTAAGAATGTATTTTGGCCCAAAGAAGCCAGAAATTTCAGAATATGCTTCAACCGCTGCGATCTGACCATTCCAACTATATCGCGCATCGTTTCCCATAATGCAGTCTCCCTGGCGATACTTTCCTTCTTCCGCGGAAGCTAAGCAATAAGATGATGAAAACAGGACGGCTGTCGCTAAAAGTACCTTGATCATTTCATTTTCATTTCATTTTTAAATGTCGTTGAATTTTAAGGTAAAAACCACCTTAAAGCCATCTCGCCTTTACCTTTTGTTCAAATAACACGCAGACGCTTCTTAAGTGGCTGAACACTGATTAGTAATCAGTTCGGCAGGCCAAGCCTAGCTAGGGTATTCACGGACTTCGAGCCGCCATTGCCTTACCCTTACATTGCCAGCCTGCCGCTGGCTTTTTAGTTTCAAGACAATGGAAATCGCTTTGAGTATGTGACGACATCCCGGTGAGACCAGGCACACTTCCCTGGCGCGGCAAAGCGATCCCCATTGTGATGAAGCTCAGCGGCGATTCATTGGGGATTGTCGAAGTGATTTTTCCCGCGATGCTATAGTTAAAATGGCATTCGATAATGCTCTCGATACTCAAAACACTGGGTGGGGATACACCTACATCGCAGAGAAAACTGCATGACCCATGACCAGCAACTCATTGCTGGTCTTTTTTTTCCGCCATTAGCTCAGCGGGAGAGAGCACGGAGCTTCTACCTCTGTGGTTCGGGGTTCGAATCCTCGATGGCGGACCAGCGAATTACTTCATTAGTGATTAAGTATTTCTAACGATATAACGATGCTTATGAAGCTAAACTCTGTTTACCTAACGGAGGCATGGCTATGAAAGAAGGCTTTTACTGGATACAGCACAACGGCAGAGTACAGGTTGCTTACTTCAGTAATGGTGTTACTGAAGACCTTGAGACGGGACTTACCATTAAGGGTATCTGGCATTTGACTCTGGGTGACGACATCTGCGACAACGGAGAAGCGGAAGTTCTCGCGGGTCCGCTTTCTCCACCAATTAGCAACTAAATTATATTTAGCTGAATTTATTGCCTTTTAGCCGAACAAAGCTAATCTTCAAAGTATCCGGTGGAATGGATATGGAAGTGCGTTGTACATAGTGCTTTTACTGACAGCGTGCATGCTGTTAGCGTCTGGTTGCCTGCTCATTGAGTGGGCTTTTTTTTGTCCAGAAATAACACATTGACCTTTAGAATGATTAGCGCGTAAATTATTTTTGTGGTGAATCCTTTCTAAGCGAAAGGGCGTTCCAGCCAACTGCTATCTGCAGGTATGCGCGCGACTTTGCTGGCTGGAGTAGAGTCACCGGGAGGCACCTGGCACCAATACAACAACAATACAGTTTCAAATTCCTTGAGAGCCTGCCGTAACAAAGCAGGCTTTTTTATGAATTTTCATTCTGCTGCTACGCTTAAAAAGTGGGTCGAAGATAACTGCCTGATGGTTCTCCAAAACCATTGTGAATCAGCCCGATACTGCATCACTCTGGTCAGTTAGTTTAACTCACGACTACCTACCTTACTTACTAATAGTCACTCATTAGCCCGCTTTAAAAGAGCGGGCTTTTTTTATTCTTCAGCATAGCACCCGCTAATATCGCGAGGTGAGAGTATGTATCGCATGGATAAATTAACCACAGGTGTTGCTTACGGCGCTTCAGCCGGCAGCATCCTCAACGGCATTCTGAATGCTTTCAGTCCCGAGCAATGGAATGCTATCGGTGTGCTGGTGGGTATCATCGTTGCTGTACTGACGTACCTGACAAATCTCTATTTCAAGATCCGCGAAGATAACCGCCGCGGCAGGAGCCGAGATGAATACGACACTCAGAAATAAGCTGGTGGGTGCAATAATAGGCGGCTCCGGAGCAATCACTATTGCAGCTATGATGCTGGGCAATGCGGATGGACTTGAAGGAAGACGCTATTACGCTTATCAAGACGTCGTTGGTGTCTGGACTGTTTGCGATGGGCACACTGGTGCCGATATTCGCCGCGGTCACCGCTACACCGACAAAGAGTGCGATAACCTGCTGAAGGCAGATCTGCAAAAGGTGGCAAACGCCATCGACCCGCTGATCAATGTTCACATCCCTGAGCCAACCCGCGCCGCGCTTTACTCTTTCACATACAACGTGGGAACCGGAGCATTTAGCAGATCGACGCTACTGAAAAAACTAAATGCCGGCGATGTTCCGGGTGCATGCAAAGAACTGCAGCGCTGGACGTATGCCGGTGGCAAACAGTGGAAGGGGCTTATCACCCGGCGTGAGATTGAGCGCGAAGTCTGCGAGTGGGGTCAGAAATGAGTCGAATAACAGCCATCACCTGCGTTGTCGTTTTCTGTCTGCTTGTTTGCATGGCATTGGCGATTAAACACTATCGTGACAACGCCATCGCTTATAAAGACCAGCGAGATAAAGCCACTGAGACGCTCAGCCTGGCAAACTCCATCATCAAAGACGTGCAGACTCGCCAGCGTGAAGTCGCTGCGCTGGATGCTAAATACACGAAGGAATTAGCTGATGCGAAAAACACAATTACTGATTTGCGTCGGGATGTCGATTCTGGCGCTAAACGGCTGCGCATCGCCGCAACCTGCCTTGGAGTGCCCAAAGCCACCTCCGCCCCCGGCGTGGATGATGCAGGAACCCCCGAACTTACTCCAGACGCTCGACGGAATTATTTCGATCACCGGGACGGAATCGCAACCGCTGACAAGATGATTCGCGGCATGCAGGACTACATCAAAGATCAGTGCCTGAAATAAAAATTAAAAAAACATCATTCTTTACTCAGATTGCTCAAGTCAGATAATGTTAGCCCTGATATCTTGAAATATTCCAAGTCTTTAGCAATTCTCCTTCCGCGCTTAGTTCCGTCTATACGATACAGTGTTTCTACTAGTGCACTTAGATTGGCATTATGTTCTTGCATCTCATCAAGAGTAATAGTTTTTGAATTTTTATCGCTATAAAGAGCCTCATCACATGGAGATTCCTCAGGTTCGTGATTTTCCCAAAAAACTAGCTTAACAGTATTGTGAGCGATAATGTTTCTGATTTCTGTTAGCTCATCAATATGTTTGTAAGCCTGAATAAGTTCCTGATGAAGGTCTGGGTGTTCTTCGGAGCTCTTAAGGATATCAGTGATGATCTTTATTTTATTACTAAGCGCCATCTCTTTGATATGTTTATATATTAAAGGGGGGGTTAACTCTTCAAGAAGGCTACGAGTAAAAGATTCAACTGCACCAAATTCGAGCATAAACATGCCTACATGTGGTGCCCATTTCTCAATATCTACTATTTTCATGTGCTGTTCCATAGATGGCCTCGTGAGGAGTTTATCACCCAATTAATGCATCTGGGAGTAACAATAATGCCAGACATCTACCAAATCACGCTAACCACCCAGACAGGCGAAACCTTCACGGGCAAGATGTCACGACGTCAGCCTGAGCTGGTTAACGGATTTGTGCCGCTTGCGACGGAAACGGGCGAGTGGCTGTATTTTGCTCCGGCCGATGTGAAGCGCGTGCAGTTCACGCCATTGGAAGAGCATACTGAATAGTCATCAGAGTGGCTGTTTGATTTTGCTTAAAAGGGAAACATTTGAGAAGAGTATTACTATAAGATGAATGGAATAGGTAGGAAGTGAAAAGCAAAATTGCGGGCACGCATAGTCGCCCGCAAAAGTTACTAACTGATCCTTTTAATCGTCCTGAGGTTCACAGACGAATTCTGGATCGCTTTCTATCTCAATTCCGTCAGGAACTCCTGACACACCACTGCTGTTTGTCTCATGAAACGTGGAGTCACCGACCTCAACGTCAATGCTCCAAGTAACAACAGTATCATCCACCAAAGTGGCTGAAAATTGATGATTCCAAGTTTCAGTATCGTCCTTGAAGCGACGTTCTGCAGTTTTTACAGGTACACCAACTTCAACAATTTCAGCCTGGTAAGTCTCACCTTCATAGGTGTACTCAAGGTCACCTTCAGGTTTTATGTAAAAAGACATAGTAATCCCTTTCGTGCGCGCCAACGAATTTGAAGGCGTATAGTTCATGAGGGTTATTGAGCGAAAATTCAAGGCAATCAGCTATATAATTTTTTTGCCTGATATTTTTGAGGAGTGAAAATGGCAGGTCTGACAATTAAGCAAGAGGCTTTCTGTCAGGCATACATCGAAACGGGTAATGCTTCAGAGGCTTATCGGACGGCGTATGCTGCTGACAAGATGAAGCCGGAAGCAGTACATGTTCAAGCCAGCAAGTTACAGGATAACCCTAAGATCGCCCTAAGGCTTAAAGAGCTTCAGGGAGAGATAAAGCAGCGCCATAACGTAACTGTTGATTCTCTATTAGCTGAGTTGGAAGAGGCCAGGCAGAAAGCCTTGAGCGCAGAAACGCCACAATCGTCAGCTGCTGTAGCGGCAACGATGGGTAAGGCCAAGCTGGTTGGACTGGATAAGCAGATTATCGATCACACCTCATCTGATGGAACAATGGCAACGAAGCCAACCACAATTCGCCTGGTAGGAGTTGACCCAGCTAATGGAAAGCCAAGTTGACCTCCAGATACCAGCCAAGTTAGTACCCGTATTCGCGACAGAAGGCATCCGCTATCGTGGTGCTCATGGCGGGCGCGGCTCTGCAAAGACGCGCACGTTTGCACTAATGACCGCCGTCAAGGCTTACCAGGCGGCGGAGGCCAATATCAGCGGCGTGATCCTCTGTGCACGCGAATACATGAACTCGCTTGAAGAGTCCTCCATGGAGGAGGTGAAGCAGGCTATTCGCTCTGTTCCGTGGCTGGATGATTACTTCGACATTGGCGAGAAATACATCCGGACAAAGAACCGCAGAGTCAGCTACGTATTCTGTGGTCTTCGCCATAACCTCGACAGCATCAAATCCAAAGCGCGCATTCTTGTGGCCTGGGTTGATGAGGCCGAGTCTGTATCAGCCACTGCGTGGAAAAAGCTTCGCCCGACCGTTCGTGAAGAAGGCTCAGAGATATGGGTCACATGGAACCCGGAGAAAGACGGCAGCGCCACCGATAAGCTATTCAGAAAGAACCCGCCAAAAAGCTCGATGATTGTCGAGATGAACTACGTGGATAATCCGTGGTTCCCTGCGGTGCTTGAGGAGGAGCGGCAGGAAGACCTGGCAAACCTCGATTACGCCGACTATGCGTGGATCTGGGAAGGTGCTTACCTCGAAAACTCTGACAAGCAGGTGCTGGCGAACAAATACGTCGTGCAAAGCTTCGAAGACGATCTCTGGAAGAAATCAGAGCGCTTGTTGTTCGGCGCAGACTTCGGATTCGCGAAGGACCCCAGCACGCTCATTCGCATGTTTATCTTGGATAACAACCTCTACATCGAATACGAGGCTTACGGAAACGGCGTTGAGCTCGACGATATGTGGAAGTTCTACGCCGGGAAAACAGACGCTATGCCGAAGCAAATTGCCGATTGGAAGGTTACAGATGAGGCTAAATTCCCTGGCATCCCTGAAGCGCGTAAATGGCCTATCAAAGCCGATAACTCACGTCCTGAGACTATCAGCCACATCAAAGGGCAGGGGTTCAATATTTCCGCTGCTCAGAAATGGCAGGGTAGCGTAGAGGACGGCATCACCTGCCTGCGTGGGTTTAAGAAGATCATCATCCATCCTCGCTGCAAAGAAACAGCGAAAGAGGCGCGGCTTTACTCGTACAAAACAGACCGTATCACTGGCGAAGTTCTGCCGGTTATTGAAGACAAAAACAACCACTGCTGGGATGGGGTCCGGTACGGGCTCGACGGATACATCAAGCACAAAGCGCAAGTCGGCGCAGTATTCTTCTAAGGAGCATCGCCAGTGAGCGAACAAGATAACGGCCTTCAGATGGCTGTGAACAACCTCGCCACTGAAATGAGGCGAGCGAATTACCTGAATGCCATCGGCCTCGGTGGCGGCAACACGAAGCGCCCGACGCTTTACCAAGAATTTGGCTACCCGCGCACGATCACCTTCAACGACTTCTACAACATGTACCGCCGCAACGCTGCTGGCTTCGCTGTGGTGCATCGCCTGCTTGATGGCTGCTGGCAGGACTATCCGGTCATTGTTGACGGTGACGTGACGAAGGTCTCGAAATCGACAAATGACTGGGAGAAGAAGGTCACCAAGTTCATGAAGAAGCTGTGGCCGAAGGTGAAGGATGCTGACCGCCGCAATATGGTAGGGCGCTACTCTGCCCTGATACTGCAAATAAAGGACAGTAAGCCATGGAGTGAGCCGGTAGATATAAAACTGGTAAAAACTCTGGGTGAGACTGCCCTGGTGAAGCTTATCCCTGTATGGGAGCCGCAATTAACGGTAGCTGAGTGGGATAATGACCGACTCTCACCGACTTTCGCTCAACCACTGATGTTCAACTTCAACGAGCAACCTGTAGGAGACGAGTCATTCGTCGGCCCGCTGCGCGGCGAACCGGTACACCCGAGCCGCGTTATCCTGTTCTGTGAAGGTTCTGAAGACGACAACGTGCTTTCCGGCATCCCGCTGCTGGAAGCTGGCTACAACAAGGGCCTCGACCTTGAGAAAGTATCTGGTGGTGGCGCCGAGGGTTTCCTGAAGAACGCCAGTCGCCAGATCGCCGTCGAGTTCAGCAAAGAAACCGACATGAACACCCTAGCAGACCAGGCTAAGAAGGCTGGCTATGCCGATCTCGGCGAAGCTATGGGCGACAAGGTCAACAAGCTTAACCGTGGTACCGATGCGGCGGCCGTGATGCAGGCCGGTCAGATGCACGTTCTGAGCGTTACGCCCGGCGACCCCGGGCCGACCTGGGAAGTCACCGCGAACGAACTGGCCGCCTCCGTGCAAATCCCGTTCACCATCCTGTTCGGTCAGCAGACCGGGCGACTGGCGAGCGACGAGGACAAAACAGACTGGGCTATCCGACGCAACACGCGGCGCAATGGCTTCCTGACTGACCGCATCACCGCATTGCTGGAGCGTTTCTGGACGCTTGGGATTATCGACCCGCCAACCAAAGGCGAGGTCACCATCTCATGGAGCGATCTGCTGGCGCCAGGCGAGAAAGAGAAGATCGAGAACGCTTCTAAACTGGCCGATATTGTGCAGAAAACCACTGGCTTCTATGGCGGTGAGCCTCCGATTACAGCCAATGAGTTGCGCGAAGTTGTTGGCCTTGACCCGCTTCCGGAGCCAAAAGAACCACCGAAACCGGACGAGAAGGTGACTACCGATGATCCACTGGCCGACGACACTCGAACAGACGGCAAAGGTGGGCCTGCCGATAGTCCCGCGCAGTAAGGTTGACCCGACCCGATCGGCAAAGCAGGTAACCGCTATGTACCGGGATATCGAAGAGCGGTATCTCGGCATCAAGCACGCGCTGAAAGCTCTCTTCGACCAGCGCCTTACCGGGCGAGAGCGAGAGGTAAACAGCCATAACTGGCACTTCCTGTGCCACGACAACGGCGAGGATATGCGGCTCTACCAGGTCAATGCCGGCAAGTTTGTCTACGACATGTCGGCGCAGGAACTGGCGGACCTGCTGGAGGCGGTGCAGGCTATTCTCGACGATTACCTGCTGGAAGGCGGCGAGCAAAACCTCTGGGCGATGGATTACGTCGTTGCAGAAGCGCAGCGCGGCACGCTGGAGGCCTTCAACAACCTATCGCAGCAGTCGCAGGTGTACGCCAGCCAGACGACGCTACAGCAGCTTTTAAGCAGTCCCGGTTATCTGAACCAGATATCTGCGGCCAGGCTGACAACGTTCAGTGACTGGAAGGTCATCAGCGACACCGCCCGTGGCGATTTAACCAACATCATCACTGACGCGGTAGCGCGAGGCGTGAACCCCCGCGAGACGGCAAGCGTCATCAGCAAGCGTCTCGATGTGTCGATGTCGAAGGCCAAAACCATCGCTCAGACTGAGCAGGTCGGCGCGCTTCGGCAGGCGCAATGGAACGAAACGGATTGGGCTGCTGACCGACTGGGGCTGAATACCGGCCTGCTGTGGCTGTCAGCGCTCAAGCCTACGACGCGAACCTGGCACGCAAGCCGTCACGGCAAGGTCTACACCACCGAAGAAGTGCGGGACTTCTACGCCGAGAATGGCAACCGGTACAACTGCTACTGCAGCCAGATTCCGGTGCTGCTCAACGACGACGGCAGCATCTTCAACGAAGGCCTGAAGGACAAGCTGAAGAAAGAGCGCCAGCAGTGGGCCACAGATACTGGGCAAGCATAATTAATTTTTGCATGGGAAAGCGCTCACCAAGGCTTTATATGCAAGTTCAGATGCGGGCTTTGTCCGCAATTCAGGGTGGTTATCAAGATATAAGCCAACAATGTCTTCTACTTGGCCGACTGTTACGCCTGGCTCTGGGCAAATAGTTACATTTTGAAAGGCGTTATAGGTTGCAATGACAAACCCTCTGTACACACCAGCATCGAGGTAATCCACCGTTTCAGCGTTATTGTTTAAGGCTTTTTTCCTGGCATTGTTCCACTCTGACAGCTGATTTCCATTATAGAAAACAGCGTAAGACGGTAGAGAAACTGCGAGTAATAGCGACGCGATAATTTTTTTCATTTTGTTTATGCCTGTTAGGAATAGTCCTAACTAATAACATATAGGATTCAACGTGAAATTATCCAGCATCCACGTTAAATCCCTCGCCATCAACGCCTCCAACATCTCAACGACCACTATCAACGGCCAGGAACACTACGTCATTCGTGGTGCGGTCCCGATCGTCGATGACATCGTGATGAATGGCGGCCTGTACCCGGCGGAGGAGATTAACAACAGCTACCAGACGATGGAGCGCAAGTTAATGCCGATCGGCCACCCGATGGTGAACGGCAAATACGTCAGCGCTAACGACCCGCAGGCTGTCAATGATTACTACGCCGGAGCGTGGGCTCAGAACGTTAGCAAGGCCAACGACAAGGTCGTGATGGATGTTTACGTCAATAAGGCTGTGGCAGACACGAAGCCTGACGGTAAGCGCCTTATTCAGCGCCTGGACGACATGATTTCCGGCAATAACGCCGACCCTATTCATGTCTCTACCGGTCTGCTGCTGAACAAAGAGCAAAAGGCAGGTGAGTCGAAGCAGAAGAAGTATTCGTGGGTCGCTCACAACATGCAGTTCGACCACATTGCGATCCTGCTAGACGAGCCCGGCGCCGGGACGCCTGAAGAAGGTGTCGGCATGTTCGTCAACGCTGACGGGCAGGAGGCCGATGTTGAATCGACGAGCCTCATCGATGCCGCCAACAGCATGAAAGACGGCTGGTGGAATAAGGTGAAGTTCTTCATCAGCAACGCTTCAGAAATGTCATTCGACGACATCTACCAGGCGCTGCGCATGTCCATCAAGCAGGACGACAAAAAGTGGCGCTACGTCGTCAGTGTCTGGCCTGACCATTTTGTTTACGAAGAGGATGGTGAAAACGCCAAGCCGAAGCTCTTCGACCAGAAGTACCTCATCTCTGACAAGGTCGTAACGCTTGTCGGCGATCCAGTAGAAGTCGTGCGCAAACCAACTGAGTACGAAGTCAAAACCAACGGAGAAACAAACCCGATGAAAGAGAAGATGATCGCCGCGCTCAATGCTGCAGGCGTTAAAACCGAGGGGCTGACCGACGATCAGGTCTGGGATGCCTACAACCAGCAGATGCAGAAGAAAGAGGGTGGCGGCGACCCGGGCCAGGCTCAGATCAACTCTGATGTGATTACTGCTGCTGTTAATGCTGCGCTCACCCCGCTGAACGAAAAGCTGAGCAAGCTGGAAACTCAGCTGCAGGCGAACGCTGAAAGCGAGCTGAAAACCAAACGTGACGCTGTTAAAGCGAAATTCTCGTTCATGACCGAAGCTGCGATCAACTCGCTGGCTGGCGACGCGCTGAACGACTTGTACTCACAGTGCCAGACCAGCACCGGTCTGAACCCTGCATTCCAGGGGAATGGCGCTCAGAGTGAAATCCTTAACATGGAGGCACCTGAATAATGGCTCTCGCACCTCGTTTCCATACCGTAATCGCGGGCCCGGCCCGTAAGAATGACCCGCAGGTCATTGAAGCAATCATGGCGGCGGCCGTGAAACCCGGCTCACTGGTAATGCTCGACAGCACCGGGAAACTGGCAGTTCACAATGTCGCCGCTGGCGCAGGCGTTGCTCTGGCTCTTCAACACAACTATATCGGCGGTGGTGACATTCGCGACTCGGTTCCTGCAGGTGATACCGGCGCGGCCATCATGTGCGAAGACGATGTGGATTACCACATGCTGGTCAAAGCAGGCGAAGTGCTGCTGGAAAACGAAGGCCTGGTTTCTGCCGGTGACGGCACGCTTGCCAAGGCAACCACGCCAGCCACCGACCAGGTCCTCTTTTATTCACGCGAAAAAATCACCGTTGGCGCTGAAGCTCAGCTCGTGAAAGTTCGCAAATCAGGGAAAGCAACCGCATGAGCATGATCGTATTCAATAAAAAGCTGGTTACTGAATATAACCAGGTAAAGCAGGCGTGGAATCAGCTGCTGATGCAGCGTGAGTCCTTCAACATCAACCAGAACACTATTTCCGCCCAGTATGGCGGCGCACTGGAAGTTAACCAGGCTGCGCTGATCTCCAAAGACTACTGGCGTGAAGTGGACAACATCACCACCCGAGTCTTCCGTAATGACGAAGGCAACGGCCTGTTGGATGATCTGCTCGGTCTCGGTACGCCGATCTCTATCGGCAAGACAGCGGCGCTGTACCGCGTTTCCAGTGACGCTGGCAAGGTTCATCGCTCACTGACGGGCCACGTGCCGGAAGAGCTGGATAAAGTCATCTATGACGAAGCTGGTGACCCAATCCCTATCTTCAACACTGGATACGGCCGTGAATGGCGTGAATGGAGCGGCATGCAGTCGGAAAACCTCGACGCGATGGCTGACGATCAGGAAGCGCACGTTGCCGCTATCCGTGAAGACATGGCTGACTACATGCTTTCAGGTGACGGGAAAGTGAAGGTGAAGGGTTATGTCGGTGCTGGCATCACCAACCACGCCAACACCAACCAGGTGGATCTGAGTGCATCCGGTCTGAATATTGACCTGACCACCTCTACTCCTGACGAAACTGTCGCGTTCTTCACCGGTCCATTCGCGAAACTGCTGGACGATAACTATGTGCAGGAAAAGGTAAAAGCATGGGCATCACCGGACATCATGCGCAACCTGAACCGACCGTATTCCGATGCTGCCGGATTCAAAGAAGGCACTGTGCTGGAATACATCCTGCGCTATGGCCGCATCGAGTCGTTTAACCAGACCTTTAAACTGACCGGCAACCACTTCATTGCGTACGTTCGCAATTCGCAGTACATCAAGACGCGCATCGCCGCGCCGGTTGGTACCTTCATGATCCCGCGCCAGAATCCGTTCGACAACTACAACTCCCTGGTCTGGAGTGCTGTCGGTCTGCAGATTAAGCGCGATTTCAACGGTCGATCTAAAGTGTTCAACGCACAGGGTTAAGGGGCTTCGGCCCCTTTTCTTCGGGAGAGAGCATGAAAAAGTTAAAAGTCGAGAAGACGGGCTGCTGGGGAACGATTAACGGCGTATTCCAGCAACTGCCGGTGGGTCATGAGTTCGTTGCGGTTGATGTGCCGCCAGCTTTCGCTGGGCGCGTTTCAGTGGTTGGCGAAGTCGACGAGAAGGAGCTTGAAGTTGCCACACCTGGTGCTGACGATAAACCTGCAGAGCAGGCAGAGCAGGCAGAGCAGGCAGAGCAGGCAGAGCAGGCAGAGCAGGCAGAGCAGGCAGAGCAGGCAGAGCAGGCAGAGCAGGCAGAGCAGGCAGAGCAGGCAGAGCAGGCAGAGCAGGCAGACAACACCGCTAAATCGAAAAAGGCGAAATAACCATGGCTGACCCAATCACAGCGGCAGAAGTGCAGGCATACCTCGGTGAATTGGGTTACTCCATCCCGGGCGCGCTGCTGGATCCGATCCTCTGCGTGGTGAACAAGATTATCCCGTGCCTTGATGGCGCGGGGTATGACGACTGCACTGCGAAGCTGATCTTGATGTATGCTGCGGCGCTCATGGCTACGTCGTCCGGGGCTCGCCGCATCAAATCGCAGGGGGCTCCGTCCGGCGCGTCTCGCTCGTTTGAATATGGCGACGACAGCATTACATGGCTGCGCGACTCGCTGGCCCGGCTAGATACCAGCGGCTGCACCGGAGAACTGCCGATCAGCGCCGGTAATAGCGTCGGTCTGTTCATGGTTGTAGGAGGGTGTTGATGCTTGAAGCAAAGCAAATTGTCGAGCTGCTCAACCAGTTATTCGCCACGGACCCTGCGGCTGCTGCTGACCTGATCAATCACCGGGTGGTATGCAACGACGCGTTCCTCGGTAGCGATATTCCATTCGTTTGCTCTCAGTCTCGAGATGGAGTTATCACCATGGGGCTGGTCGGGTTCGTGAATGCCATGGCTAAGCCCGGAACAGGCTACGCAGCAGCCATGTATGACGATGACGGACAGCTTACCGGTTTCACAGTGGTTGGTGCAGAGTCATGACGTACAAATCAGTTAAGCACGGCCTCCCGCGCTCATTCGTCCGCGTCTGGGTGATGACCGACACCGGGCGGGAGACTACCGGCTACGTCAAATCGGATGGCGAGTGGTTCATTAACTGTCCGCGCATCCGGGCTACTGGCGCGAAGGTGCTGCGCTGGAAGGAGGGCTGATGTCATCGGTAGCGAACTGGAGCTATACCGCCACAGCGACCATCTGGCGCAATCTCGGTAACGATGAGTACGGCGACCCACTCGGTTACTCTGCGCCTGAGCAAATCCTCTGTGATTACGAGGGCGGGCTCAGCAAGAAGTTAGCCAGCCTGGGTGCTGAAATCGTCGTGAAGAATACCATCTGGACGGAGTTCGCGCTGGCGGCCGCAGGTGATTACCTGCTGCTTGGTGTGTCGACCGAGGCTGACCCGGTTGTGGCTGGTGCCGACGAGGTGCGGCAGGTTATCCGCTACGCCGACACATTCGAGCGCCTGGCGGATGATTACGCCATCCTGACGGGAGTTTGATAAACCTGTGCAATAATGGCCCAAAACATTAAATGGGATGATTGGTGATGGGCTTTCAATATTGGCTTGCGGTATGTGGGATTTTCCTGACCGGCCCCTTTGCGTTTGTTCAGTCGATTATTTTTTTGCGACGAGGTGTCTACACCAAGACATTCAAGGGAACGACGCGAAAGGAGTACATCCATAAAGACAGCAAGCCTATTGAATACTGGTTCAGCGTTATTGCTCAAATGATTATTGGCGTTGTAATGATTGGATTTGGATTCTGGTTATTAGATGACCTACCTGCCTTTCATAGTTGGTACACTGAAATCCGCACAATCCTCCCTTTTTGAGTCACCATTAAATGATACCAAACCTCGCTCAGGCGGGGTTTTTTATTGCCTGGAGAGATCTATGGGCATCAAAGTGCGTGGCGTTAAGCAGTCGAAAGCTGGGCTCAACCGCATCATCAACGATGTGAAAGGGAGAAAGGTTGTCAGGGCGCTACAGTCAGCAATGATAATCAGCAGCTCCCAGGCCGCGCTTTACACGCCGATCGATACCTCTACGCTGTTGAATAGCCAGTATCGTGAGTTGATAAACAACGGCGTTCGACTAACCGGTCGAGTGGGATACTCCGCGAACTATGCCGTATTCGTTCATGACCCGAATGTGCCGCAAACCTTCCGCCGGGCTACCGCGCAGAAAGAGTTCCTCACCAAAGGCTTTGAAGACACCCGCCGCCAGATTGATGCCGTAATGCGCAAGGAGCTTTCAGTATGACGCCTGCCATGTATGAGCGCGTGCGTAACTACTTCGTTGATGCCGGGCTTACCACTGGCTTCATTGTTCAGTTGCTGGCTTGGGACGACACAACGAAGTTAACCGACGCATTCATCGTTTTCCGGCCTAACGGCGGCACCGACATCAGGAATGACCTCGGATCTGACCACTACGTGCTGGTGGATGTCATTTCCGCCAAGGATAAGCGTCGCGCAGCTGCTGAGAAGGCTCAGGAACTCATCAATTATGTCGAACAGAACGACATTAACGACGAATGCCTTGGCCTTATTCAAAACCTCGGAAACATGCCTGCACCTATCCTGACCGAAGAGGGCCGTCTGGTCTTCCGGCTCCAGTTCATGTGCGTCTACGGCGAATAACCACATTACCAACCCATCAGGCTGCCATCCGGCGGCCTTTTTATTTGAGAGGTACACATGCAAGGCTGTGCTAATGATTTTGGCAAGCTGATCGGGAAAGTAGCTGTGCTACGCATGGCCTTTGGCTGCCCCGACGCAGTGCCAGCGCTTTCTGAGTGGAAGCGTCTCGGCGCTATGACGACCAAGGGTATCGACTATTCGATGAACACCATCAACTCCGAGGCAGATGATGCTAAAGGGCTGGTGGAGAACCTGGTCAACAACATGGATCTGACGATCTCCGGTGAAGGGGAGTTTCGTAAGTCTGACAAAGATAACGAGATCGGCGCGTGGCGCCTGTCGAAGTACATCTTTGACGAAGTTCAGGCGGGACGTCAGCCTAACCTGTGGGTACGTTTCGACTTCGCGGGTGAGAACGCCGGTACTTACATCCAGGGTTACATGAACACCACTTCATGGTCTGGTGACTTCGGTACCAACGATATCTCCACCTTCTCAGGCGAGTGGAAGGTCTACGACGCCGACACAGTTGTGTTTGAGGTCGCTGACTCCATCGCGGCCACAGGCGTTGAGGTTACCCCTGCAACTGCCTCTCTGGTTGTCGGGGCAACCCAGCAACTGAGTGGCGCAGTTCAGCCAACCGATGCAACTAACAAGGCCATCACCTGGACTACTTCGGCGGCGTCTATCGCAACCGTCAGTTCAACCGGTCTGGTAACGGCCGTTGCCGCCGGCACCGCGACTATTACGGCTACAACCGCAGATGGTAACTTCACCGATACCTGCGCTGTTACCGTGACAGCCGCGCCGTAATCACTACAAAGGGCGGCGTGCTGCCCTTGATACTGGTTATGGAGAACGATATGACGCCTTTGAAAGAGATTGGAGAGTGCCTGATTGGTGCTGGCGAGCGGGAATTTTTCTTCCGTCCATCGTTCCGTAACATGACGCGGATCGGTGAGCCAGAGCATATCGTCCGCACTTTCTATGCGCTGTTTAATGACGACGTAGCGAAGATGCTTGAGGCGGCGCGAGATATTCACAGTGCGATACCAGAGCATCAGCGCAGATTTTACGCCCACTATTTCGGTGACGTTTCGCTGCCACGCTGGGCACTTGAAGCAGCAGGATCTTCCGCGTTTGTGCGCGAAGCATTGCTCTCGGCCATTAACGTCATTCAGTCCTGCTGTGACGAGGACGTTTCTGAACTGACTGGATGGCATGAGCCTTCACGTACTGGCAGGCGCACATTCGTATGGCACCGCGCCGCGCTTCCGCCGGAGAACCTTATCTTGATAGCTCAGTCACTGATCATGCATGGTATTATCGGTCGGGCCAGGGTTAGAAAACTGCAGAAGCACGAAAGCAAGGAAACGACGCCGGAGTTTCATGCGACTGAATACATCATGGCAGCGAGAAACCATTTCGGGATCAGCAGGGAAGAGGCTGAAAACCTTACCATGACCGAATTTGCCATGATGCTTAACGCCAAATACCCTGACCAAAAAGGCTTCACCAGGGAAGAGTACGACGCCGTTATGGACGATGACGATCGCCGTTGGCAGGAAATGATTGAGCGCGAAAAATCAGCAAAGAAAGTAGTCTGAGTTAATAATGGATGTACCGTAATCGCCTGACCGGGCGTAATATGGCTCGACAATAAAACTCAGGGGATAAGAGTGAAAAAAATACTTTTGGCTTTGGCGATTCCATTGGTTCTGGCTGGCTGTAAGCCTGGCGAGGAAAAGGCAATTTCTCTGGCGCAATCTGAAGTTTCAGCCAATCTACTGGATCCTGGCAGCGCACAATTCCGCAACGTGAAAGTTGTGAAGATGACGGACGCTGATGATGGCCGCGTCATTGCTGTAGTTTGCGGCGAGATTAACGGTAAGAACGGTTTCGGGGCCTATGCGGGGTTTCATCCATTCTTCGTTGAACTGAACATGAAATCGAAAGGGATGTTCTCGAAAGGTGTTGATTACACGCTTGGCGAACATTTCCTGAGTTCGCGTGACACTCCGCCACCGCCAGCCTACACCGAGCGATGCCAATAAACGACACGAATAACTAACCCACCTCTCGGTGGGTTTTTTTATGCCCGGAGAAAACTGATGTCTGAGAAAGCAGGCGAGATTTATTACGACATCGAGGCCGATGTTTCTGGCTTGCTGAAGGCGCAGGGAAAGGCCAATAAGTCACTCGACTCTATCGGCAACTCTGCAACCAGCGCCGCTAAAAAGATGGATGAGTTGCAGACGAACATTAACCGCGTGTCGTCGGACATCAAAGCGCTAATGAAACAGTGGAAGGGGGCGGCCAGGCTGACGGCTATCACGGCCACCCGGCAGATCTTCGACAGCGGCGATGTGTCGGTGCCGATTAAGTCCTGGCAGTTATACGTCAAGACGGTGGACATCGACGCCGATTCAGCGTCGGTAACCCTTTCTGTCACCAACCCGCTGAACAACAACATCGGAAGGCTTTATGACCCAACGGAATACACCGGCCTGCAGTACCTCTGATTTTATCAGCAGGATGATCGGCGTGCCGTGGGCTAACAGGGCCTGTTCGTTCGAAAAGGTGGATTGCTGGGGGCTGGTGGTGCTGTATTACCGGCACTCTCTCGGAATTGAACTGCACCAGACACCGGACTACGAAGCCGGGGCTGACTTCTTCACCTGCTATCAGGGTGACGTCGTTTTCTGGCGGAAGGTCGACAAACCGGTCGATGGCGGGATATTCGTAGGGTACCGCGGCGCGCAGCCGGCACACGTTGGCCTGGTACTGAACCGGCAGGCGCTGCACTCGCGCGGCGAGAACGGAAGCGTTCGCATGGACTCGTTGTTGGTCATTCAGCGAGCATTCACCAAAGTGGAGTTTTTCGAATATGGCGCTGGTTGAGATATCGAACTTTCCAGGAAAGCCTAAGCTGCGTTGCAGGGTGCCAAACGGCACCCTTTTTTATGACTGGCTGTCGGTCAATGACGCTACCTTTCACCGTGACCTGCTGATCGTCCGCAATGGCGTTAAGCTGGGCGACGATGACGAACTGGCGTTTAAGCTGAGTGAGCTGGACACCATTCAGATATTTGACCAGCCCAAGGGCATCGTTGAAGACATTCTGAGCCCGATCTTTAAAGTCGTCGGGACCGTATTTGCCTTCCTGGCGCCGAAGCCAGCCATCGCAAACACCGGTGGCAATACCGTCGACTCCCCAAACAATAGCCTGACCGGTCAGACAAACACCGCGCGCGTCTACAAAGCCAAGCCGGATATCTACGGCCAGGTGCGTTCATTCCCGGATCTGATTCAGGAATCGGTGTTCGAATACGTTCGCCAGGATGCCTTTGACGGCGGCCTGAAGTATGTCACTGAGTGGATGTGCATCGGGATAGGCAAGTACGATTATGAGTCCGTACGCTACTCTGAATCGAGCCTTGGCTCGCTTGCCGGTGCTGAATACCAGTTTTATCAGCCTGGCGAGGTCATCCCTCAGATCGTCGAGGGCTATGGCTTCGATGATGTAGACGGGCAGGAAGTGCCAGGGCAGAACGAAGCAGGTGATTTTCCGATCGAGACGGCGACGGCAAACACAGTCGTCAGCGGGACATATTCCGGCGGGCAGATCGCGATGAAAATCGTGAAGCAGGCCGAGTTCGATTACTTCATGGGTCTGGTGCTGCCGCATGCAGTGACGTTCACCATCAACGTGACGTACAACACGGCATCCGGATCAGTAACGACTGACGCGACATTCTCAGGGACGCTTATCTCCGCGGTAGAAACGAACGACGGCGCTGTGGTTAACCCGGTGCGCTGGTACACGTTTACGATGAGCGACCTGCAGGGACCGCAGGACATACCGGCGACGGCCACCATCAACACGACGAAGTTCATTCTGAACGACAACGAAGCCCTGGTCGTGGGTCCATTCTTCTCACCAGTTGAGTCATCACAGCTCTGGCTGCACACGCAGTCGAGCCTGGGCGGGAAGAAACAGACTAACTGGAAGGTCGTTATCTGGAAAATCGACGACGATTACAACCAGATCCCCGGCACTACGCAGACGTTTACCTATTACCAGGGAACACCGCACGACCATACCAGCGAAGTGTTTTACCGCACAGATAAACTGACTCCTGCGGCCGGGTACGGAAAGTACGCGATCAGCTTCCAGCGCACGGATAACTCCAGCGACGCGTCAGTCCTGAAGGTTGAAGAGATTCACGCTATCAATATCAGGACCAACGTCGTTCATCCGACTGACACGCTGGTAAGAGTAAAAGTCCGGGCGACAGAGAACGCGCTGGGCAGCCGTGAGCGCAAATATAACGCTCTGGTGACGCGCCACACCATCACGTACAACCTTGACACGCAGACAGTGGATTACACGCTGCGACCGTCTCGCTCGTTCGCTGATGCGGTGGCGCACACATGGCTGATTATGGGTGAACAGCCGGTAAGCAGCATTGACCTTTACGGGCTGTACTCGATCGCCGAAAGCCTGCCGGATGAGCGCCTGGGGTACTTCGATTACACGTTTGACGACGAAAACGACTCGCTAGGCGACCGTGTGCAGGCGATCTGCAATGCGGCGTCTGTAGTGGCGTACTGGGACGACGGCGTGCTGACGTTTACCCGGGATCAGAAGGTTGATTACCCGGCTGCAGTATTCAACCGGGCAAACATGAAGACGGACGAGTACAAAATGACGTACGAGGCCACGCTTCCAGGCGGCTACGACGGTGTGCAGGTCTCCTACGTTCACCCGACAACGAACAACAAGACGTACATCAACTACCGCGTGCTGAACGGCGCTATCGTCGAACAGGAAGCGGAAAACCCGAATAAGCTGGAGATCGTCGGATTTCGTAACGAGTACCAGGCGCGGGAACGCGCTTTGCGCGAAACGAAGCGACTTATCTACTCCAGGGTGAAGATGAACGCCAAAGTGTTTGAAGATGGCATTATCCAAGTCGGAAGCGTCATTCAGATGCCTGATATCTACGACAGCAACCAGCAGCAGGGTTACATCACAGGCCGCTCCGGGAATAACTTCGATACCAGCGAGCCGATCACGTTTGCCGGTTCGATGTATGTGCTGGTGACCGATAGTCTGGGTAACCCTACGCTGCGCTATCCGGCCACCGCCCGCGCTGACACGAAGTACGGATTCACCGCGGCTATCCCTAACATCCAGCTCAACATATGGAACGGAGACACTGTGCAGCTTCCTTCGCGCTACCTCATTGCGACGGTGGAGGAACTGGACAGCCAACTATGGAAAGTCAGCAGCATCAAGCCAAACACAGATAACACGGTATCTCTGACTGTCGCGGAGTACAGCGACGCCATCTACCAATAAGAACCGTCCCCGACCAACAGAACCCGGCCACAGTGCCGGGTTTTTTTATGGAATCAATATGGCTACTACACCTACTCAGAATTCGGTTCCGAGCGAATCCCCGCGCGATCTGAAGTTTAACGCCGGGAAAATTGACGAGTTCGTTACCTCACTGGTACACACTTATGTTGACCGCTTCGGTAATGAGCATTACACCATTGAAGGCCTGCGCTGGCTGGCACAGCAGGCAATTGCGCAGTATGGATGGATACCTGTAGGCACATTCCAGGCTGGTGCAACATTAACGCTTCCTAATCAGATCCTAAAAGATACAACTGATGGCGAATATTACCGCTGGGATGGTTCATTTCTTCCATCAGGTAAGATTGTGCCGAATGGTTCTACGCCTGGATCCACTGGAGGTGTTGGGACAGGAGCATGGCTCAGTGTTGGAGATTCAACCCTCAGAAGCATGCTGGCAAGCTCAGTAGGTGCTGCGGCTATTGGATCTGCATCCGGCGCAACGGCGCAGGACTATTTTACTGCTGCTGATTTAAACACTGTTACAGCACTTATATCTTCGAGCCTTCCAGCGCAGATAAAAGTAGTGCGTACATCAGGTTACTACGACATTTTTGGTAAGCGCGATATCTGGGTTCGATCTGCAGAAACGGCAACAGCAAGCCAGACGCCTCTTCAGCTGAACAAGCTTGCGGTCTCTGATGCTACGGGGGCGGTTTGGTATCTTGATATTTCCAGCGGAAGAATAACTGTAGAGTCCATTGGTGCGAAAGCTGATGGCGTATTTGATTGTTGGGATTATTTCGAACTATGTCTGAAAAATGGTGAGCAAGGCACTAACCGTATAGTTACTGGTTACGGTTCTTTGTATTATATTAGTAAACCTTTAATTCTTAACACTGGCCGGCATTTGGAATTCAACGGCGACATCGGTGTTGATGTAATTTATGGAGGTGGAGTTTTAACGGAGGCTGAAGCTCCATCTGCAACCACCCCAGTTGGCATTGGGTATACGTCTGTTTTTGCTGGTAAAAAAGCTCAGGTGATTGTTGTTCATAAAACAAAAGATTACGCGAGACATTTCTCTATTAAAAACGCTTTTTTTTCGACAAAGTCTGGTGTAACTGCAGATTATGGTGTGTATTGTCCATTCGGTAATCAATTTGAGTTTGACAGCATTCAATTTGCTAACAACATGATTGGTCTTGATTCTCGGGATCTATATACTGGAAGTTTTACTGATACATTCTTTTCAGCACCTGGTGGAGTGATGGGAACTGTCGGTTTCAATCTTACTCCAATTGAGAACGGAAGAGGGGCTGGTACTTCACTGACATTTACACGTGTTGGTATTCTTAATTATAAATTTAGTTATATACTTACTGAACTTAATTATGCAAACTTTCAGAGTTGCTATACCGAGGGTCCCCTTTCTAGATATTGTGCGAACCTAACCAGATGTAATGGGCTTGTTTTTAATGCCTACGGATGCGAACAGCTAGCTGCCGTTGGTGGGGATGGTAGACTATTTGCAATGACCGATTCGCAAGTAACAATCGTTTCTCTCCAAGCCTCTTATAATATCAACTTAAGCGGCACCGTGGGAATAAGTGCGGTGGGCAATTCTCAGGTAACTATACTTGAGCCGTATTTTGTTACTATTGGCTCTACTTACACCCCTTTCCAGACTGACGGTACCACAAGAATGCAGGTTTTTGGATTTAAATGGGCTGGAGTTACCCCTGGACCGAACGTGCTGGGGGGGCAGTCAATAATTTTCGGTGAGCCAGGAAGGACCGAGTGCATGAGCATTCCAGGAAACTGGAACGGAGGATTCATACGTATTGGATCCGTAAGGTTATGGGACGATGGTGCAGGGCTGAGAATAAAGCGAGGCTCAGACCCTGCAAACATCAGTGATGGAACATCATTGTAAATAAGTTGTGGCTGGCAATGGACGCTGGCCAACTTGAATAAGTTTTTTACCAATTTTAATAAAGGGTTTTTCTACATATTCATATGTAATCCATGATACAGCCACTGAGGCGCATACCATATACGCGAATCTTGAAATACCTGTGGTACCTTCATACATCGGGATATATCCAGGGTAATATATCATAGCATAGATCACTATGACATGAGTCAAATATAATGAGTACGAAATATCACCAAGAGTATTTAGTATTGCGCTTGTGCCAATGCTATGAGTTTGCTCATAGATCATCAACCCAATCATTAAAACAATTGCCCATAACCCAAAGTTAACAGGGCCAGAACCAAATCGGTAATTGCTAAAATAACAAACAAAAGTAAAGGAAAATGCAATAAAGAGAATAATTCCGGAATGATGTTGAAGTCTGATCTTGGTGACAAATTTATAAAGTAACATTCCATAGATAAACTCAATCATCATCGGTGATGCAATAAAGTTCAGAAATGGGAGTTCTGTGTTTTCCAGGGATACATCTCCAGAAAGAGAAATGCTTCCGTTATATATTTTTTGAAGAATCACTCCAGGTATAAGTAATAATGTGGATGCTATCAATACTCTGTGGTTATGGTTAATTGACATTGCCACCACAAATATGATGTAAAAATATAGTTCATAAGTTAATGTCCATGCCGTATAAAGTATATTGTAACCAAAGAAAGGTCCATGGAGAGAGTAGTTTGTGTGGATTAAAAATGCAGAACGGATTAATAAGCTAAAATCAATTGGCTTAACATAGTTTACGACTAAATAGCATAATAATAAAGAAACAATAAAGACGGGGTAAATTCTAAAGAATCTTCTTATTATAAATGCACCTGGGGCGGAGCGCTGTTTATCGTGTGTTGAGTAAGCAATGATAAATCCACTTATAATGAAAAACAGATCCACTCCTGCCTGGCCTCCAAGAAATAAGAAATTACCTAAATCTTTTATTCCAAACATACCGTTAAGAGTTTGCCTTGCATGAAAACCAACAACCAGCAACGCAGCGATGCCTCGTAGGTAATGAATTGATTGAATTTTGTTATTGTTCATTATTAGACCATGGTTAGGTGACTAAAATCATCGTGACAACATACATTTAGATAGGTTTCCAATAATAGCACTATATCTTTACTTGATCGACAACGGCAAAAGGTAATACTGTGTGTATATACAGTATTGGTTCTGAGGTTAACATGCCACGCACAGCAGACATAAATACCGCCTTTGTTGCAGCCACTGAACCGCTTCTTCCTACATCTGCGAGCATTGTTGAAACGCAGGAAGGCTATGATGTCATAGAGAACTCAACGTCGTTTAAGCGCGGAGACACATTGCTCATCTGGTTTTGCGGCCGCCAGCAGCATGCGCACTGGGCCGGTGATGCACTGATCACTGATGATGGTGAGGCCATAGAAGGCGAGGCTCTTGATGATGTTCGCCTGGTAGGTGTAGTTACGCATACCATTCGCCCAGTTGTTTCAGACGAAAACCCCTTCATGTAGTATCCAAAATGAGCAATCGACACTCGTCCTTCTGAAATTTACAAATACCAAAAAACCAATAGCGTTGTAGGCTTAGAAACGAAGCGGCCAGGAAGTAGCCAAACATAAACAAGCGGCCATCTTGATCAGTGCCTCAGTTAAAACTACTGTATATAAAAACAGTATTCGAGGTGTGCATCATGGAGTTCTTCAGACCGGCAGAGTTACGCGAAATTATTGCTATCCCGCTCTTCAGCGATTTAGTGCAATGCGGCTTCCCAAGCCCGGCAGCTGACTACGTAGAGCAGCGCATCGATCTCAATGAATTGCTTGTGTCCCATCCCAGCTCGACATATTTCGTAAAAGCAGCTGGCGACTCGATGATTGAGGCCGGGATCAGCGACGGTGATCTGCTGGTGGTTGATAGCTCGCGAACAGCTGAGCATGGAGATATCGTGATCGCCGCGGTAGAAGGGGAGTTTACTGTTAAACGACTGCAACTGCGCCCGACAGTGCAGCTCATTCCAATGAACAGCGCGTACTCACCGATCATCGTAGGCAGCGAAGATACGCTGGACGTTTTCGGCGTCGTGACTTTCATCGTTAAATCTGCGAGCTGAACATGTTTGCGCTCTGTGATGTGAATTCGTTCTACGCATCATGCGAGACGGTGTTCAGGCCAGACCTGAGAGGGCGACCAGTGGTCGTTCTCTCGAACAATGACGGCTGTGTAATAGCACGCAGCGTCGAGGCCAAGGCCGCTGGAATCACCATGGGGGAGCCATTCTTCAAGCAAAAGGAGTTGTTCCGGCGCGCTGGCGTTGTTTGCTTCAGCAGCAACTATGAGCTGTATGCTGATATGTCTAACCGGGTAATGACAACGCTTGAAGAAATGAGCCCCCGCGTCGAAATTTACAGTATCGATGAAGCTTTTTGCGACCTGACAGGTGTTCGCAACTGCCGGGACCTGACGGAGTTCGGCAAAGAGATCCGCGCTACGGTTCTGAAGCGTACTCACCTCACCGTTGGCGTTGGCATTGCTCAGACAAAAACTCTCGCTAAACTCGCCAACCACGCTGCAAAGAAATGGCAGCGGCAGACGGGCGGGGTAGTTGACCTGTCAAATGTCGATCGCCAGCGCCGACTCCTTGCCCTGGTACCCGTTGAGGACGTATGGGGCGTCGGCAGGCGCATCAGCAAGAAGCTGAACGCTATGGGAATCAAAACGGCTCTGGACCTATCTGAACAAAGCACCTGGATTATTCGTAAGCACTTCAATGTCGTGCTGGAGCGAACTGTCAGGGAGTTGCGCGGTGAACCATGTCTGGAGCTTGAAGAGTTTGCGCCGGCAAAGCAGGAAATCGTGTGCAGCAGGTCTTTTGGCGAACGCGTTACTGAGTACGAACAGATGCGCCAGGCCATTTGCAGCTATGCGGCACGTGGCGCCGAAAAGCTTCGCGGCGAGCATCAGTATTGCCGCTTTATCTCTGCCTTCGTGAAAACCTCTCCATTCGCGCTTAATGAGCCGTATTACGGCAACAGCGCTTCAATGAAGCTTCTCACACCTACACAGGATTCCCGCGACATTATCAACGCCGCAGTAAAGTGCCTGGACAAAATCTGGAAGGATGGCCACCGGTACCAGAAGGCAGGAATCATGCTTGGGGATTTTTTCAGCCAGGGTGTGGCCCAGCTCAACCTGTTTGATGAGAACGCACCGCGAGCAGGAAGTGACAGGCTGATGGAGGTACTCGATCACCTGAACGCTAAAGATGGAAAAGGCACACTCTACTTCGCCGGGCAGGGCATACAGCAGCAGTGGCAGATGAAGCGAGAAATGCTTTCGCCGCGGTATACAACAAGATACTCAGATCTGCTTGTTGTCAGGTGAAGGGGTCGATTAAATCCGGCCCCTGGTTCTTCACATTACCCACGGTGCGCGTCACGGCATGCCAGATAAACTTGTCTGCCGGCACAGCGCCGTCGGCCGCTATCTCCTCAGCCTCTTTCCCGCCTATATCCTGTCTCATCCATTCGCGTGCCGCTTCCGGCGACAGAACAAGTGGCCGTCGGTCGTGAATGTCGACCAGACCTTTGTCAGCTGCAGACGTTACTATCAGGAAACCCTCTGCTTCATCGCCGCGTTCGAACGGCGTGCTGCCGATCGCCGCCATAAATATCGGCTGGCCGTCGGCACGGTGGATGAAGTAGGGCTGTTTCTTGTCGCCTTCTTTTTTCCATTCGAACCAGCCATCAGCAAAACAGATAGCCCGGCCATGCTGCCAGAGAGGTTTAAACATTCTGCTGGTGGCAGCGGTTTCGACACGCGCGTTAATCAGCGGCGGTTTATCCCACCACCCGGGAGCGTAACCCCAGAACACCGGATCAAGGTGCAGTTGTTCGTCGCGCTCACTCAGCAGCAGTACTTTTGTGCCGGGCGCCACGTTGTACCGGCCAATAGGTTCCGGGTCAAAGGCAATGTCACGATCGGCTTCGTCAGCCAGGTAAGCCAGATATTCTTCACGGGTTTGGGCTTGTGCAAACCGTCCACACATCGGGCACCTCCAGTTGTCAGACTGAAAGTATAGACGCAGATAAGCACGCTAAATGGGGACCAATTCAATGCCTCCCTATCTATCTGCAGTTAAAGCATTGGTTCAACGATAGCTTTATTGAAAATTCCTGTTTCAATAACTTCACTGTGAAGGCTGTGAGGGACGATAACAGGAATTTTTATACCAGGATAAAGTTGAGTAAGAGCTAGGGTTCTGTGCCGACCATCCATAATTCGGAATGGCGAGGTCATCTCCGGATACTCGACAATACCGTTGGCAATGTAGCTTTTAACTTTGTGCCAGCGAATTGGGTCGATGTTAAATGCTTCATCCCCCATGCTTTCCAGAATTTTTAACCCATCGGCAAAAATGATGCATCCACCCTCTTGAGCAAACACAGGAGGTAGAATGAAACGAATGTCTCTGAACTTAGGGTAGACAAACGGTTCATCGTCTTTTGGGATGTCGTCAAAGGATCCAAATCTGAATTTACCGAGGTGAGTGTGGAGGAACTCCTCCGGAAGGCGAGAGAATAAATGTTTCAT